TTCATAAAGCAACTTTTCAAAAGACTCAAGAGTATCGAACTTCATTGTTCGATGTGTCTTGTTGTCAAATATGTTTTTGAATATGGTGAGAGAAAACATTATTCAAAGAATGAATCTAGGCTCTGCTGTGGCTTTTTGTATTTGATTTTTACTCTTGGTCTTTGAGAAGAACTGATCTTGCGGACAAAATGATTGATTCCAATCTTCTTGCCGAATTCTATCATGTCTTCTTCCTGTGGAAATCTGATAACAACTTTTCTCATATTAAGCCTCCATCCATCTGTGATCTACATCTTTATTGTATGGCATATCTGGGTACCATGTAGATTTGGTTTTTTCTGTGATAGCCATTCCTGTCTTTGCAATGAAATCTTCAAGGTCTTCATCGGTTTCAAAATAGAATTCTGCGACAGCATACTGATATTCTTGGTGAGAATATTCTGGCATACCCCACCATCCGTGAAAGACATTCTGTCTATCTTCTGATCTATCAAAGATATTGTTTTCTGTATCGTTTGTGTTTCTAGTATTCTTCTTCATTCCCAGTGTGCATCTATTGTGACTTGTTCTTGATCCGTAGGTTTACGATATACCATACCATATTCATTGTTCCCCAGTTCAGGTTGTGGCACGATTCCATCTTTGTAAATTGGCTTCTGAATAAAACCAGAGTAATCTACATGGTGATGCCAACGATTGAATTTCTTTGTTATGGCTGTAACATCAGGGTGTTGATCAAACAAAGATTTAGCGAAGTCATATCGATCATCATAGTCTTTATCATCGGCATTGAAATTATAAACCTCTTCAGTATTACCACCCTTCATTGTAAGGGTGCCAATCTTTCCGCAGAGGAAAGCATTGAATAACATTGTGCAGTTTCTTTCTTTCAAAATTCTTAATGATAAATCGGTGTCCTCATTATAACGACCTCTCCATCTAATGTCAATATCATTTGATAGAAGGATACAACTGTAAATGCGAGAGTTAAGATAGTATGGTTTCTTATAGATGACATTCTCGGATGGAACAACAAAGTAAGTGTAGTTCATTCCTGCCATCTTTACATTCTTGTAACGATCAACAAAATCTTCACATGCTCTAAATGTAGCACCTGTATCAACTCTGCGCCGGCGGTTCTTGTTGAATCTAAAGAACTCACGAATATTATCATCAAGAATCCAATGGCGTTCTGCACCTTCTTTGATAGAGTGTTCCCAAACAAAGTTTCTGGCAGGAATAGAACCTCCAAGAAGTCCTGTTGCCTCACACTTGCGAGCATACTTTGGATTCTCACGGAAATCAGTAGGCAATGTCAGAATCTTTTCTGCAGCGATGTTCTTATTGTAGTCATCATATTCAGACTCTTCAATAACAACACGGTATGGAACATTCATTCTTTCAAGGGAGCGAACAGTGAACCTAGTATCCGCACGACCCTTGGAGATAATATATATCGGGTATTTGTTTTTATGTAAGGAATTCATTTAGTGTATTTAGTTGAGAATCTTTATATGCTTTTGTCCAAGAGATTGATAACTTTCCCATATCACGGAATCCACCTGGAATACGCTTTCCTTCTGAATCATATAGAATCTTGAAATGGTCAGGGTACATGGATTGAATCAATTTATGATTCTCGTGGACTTCATCGAACATGGTTTCATCCCAGTGTACCGATGTTTCTTTTTTAGATGCGATGCTTTGATTAGTAAAAATGAATTCGTTGCTGACACGATTCCTAAAGCCACGAGATAATAATCCAATGATAAGAAGAACATCTTGAGCAACTCTCACTTCATCTAGTCGCATCTCTTCAATCTTGTCTTTCCAATCATAACCATTGATCCAGTAGCAGGATGACATCGCACGATTGTCTTCAGAAATATTATGGAAAGGTGGATTGTTTTGTTGCGCACATCCACAGAAGGTCACACCATTATCCAACCACTTATCATATACATCAAACATCTCTAGAACATCTTCATCAGAACACACCTTTGAAGACTTCTCCATATTCGAAACACCATTCCAGTATTTTGAATTGCGGCGCTTGAAATGAAGGTCATCATCCAACATTGCATATCGTTCATCTTGTGCTGCTTTGTAGATAACCTTTCGAGTGCGAGAAAGAGCATTCTTAGTTCCAATCTTGATATCAGATGGGAGAACCAAATATTCAGCATCATACTTGTATTGTTCTCTTTCCCATTCTTGAACTACGAACACAACTCTCTTCTTCAGTTCATCAGGTAGATTGTTGTATGTTACCTGATTATCTACTCGGCATGCTGTTGGAATATATATCTTTTCAATCATATTAGCAAAAGAAATCTTGTAGAGAAACTACTTTCTCATCAGACCAGTTTAGTGTTTTTAGTATCATGTTGATAGGCTCAATGAATGTCTTTTGGAATTGTAATTCATAGTCGATGTATTTTTCCAATTTCAATTCATGTGGAAAGGCATCTTTGAAGCCAAAGATATTCTCACGGATTGAATTTGGAGTCATCATATAGATGTATTTCATGTTGTCTCCATTATATATGAGTTCGTAATTATTGTCAATACCATTCTTCTTTACATGGTGATTGAAAAGAAGAGAAGCCCTCACATGCATCGGCGTTCCTTTGTCATATATTGTCTCACGATTTCGCCACTTGATCACATCGGAAACCTTACGCGGGGATGCAATTTCTTCTGGTCGTGAATTCAAGAAGTGTTCTTTGAAAAGAGCGATGGCTTCTTGAGTCTTTTCTTCACTGCCGGTCATAATGACCTTGAAGATTTCTTTCATCGCCGTGCGATTCAATTGAGGTGTAGAAGATTTGATTGCTTCGATACCCATCATCTTGATCTTTGGCTCTGCGTATTGCACACCTTCATTGTTGTGGACATTGAGGATGTATCTTTTCTTTGCTGTCCAAATGCCACGATCGGCAATGGCTTCTCTTTTCATTACCATGCGGTTTGTAAATGCATTAGACATATCTGCAAATCTTTCGAAGGCTCGGTTCAATGCTGGCTCAATCACACGATCACCAAATTCATCAAGGAAGTTCACAGGATTCTTTGGCTTGAATTTATCCACGACATCTTTTGCGGTGATATATACAGAGTCAGTATCAATAGCAATGACACGATCTTTGACTTTGTCTTCACCTAGAAATTTCTGTATCTCTTCATTAACTGCTTTCTCTGCCCATTGAATAACGCACTGTCCAGTAAGAGTAACACCTTCAGCAACCTGCGGATCATAGTATCGAAAATACTTGTTTGCCATGGCACCATAAAGAGAGTTGAGAAGAATCTTTACAGCCGTTTGCTGTGTTTCATTTCTCATCACCTGGCTCACAAGAGATTTGTTCTTGGGGTCTTTCTCTAATTCTTTCTTTCCTTCAATCATTCTACCCTTGATCTCGACACGCATTGTGTAGAGTTCTTCAACGATCTCTGGTATGATTCCTTTCTTGTCTTTACGATAGACAGAGCCGTTGCCCGCTCGGCATAGATCAATGTCAGTTGGGAATGATTCTTCTTTTAAGATTCTGTTAGGAAAAACATTGTTCACATGAGAGTGTGGCACCAGTGTCTCGGGCGACATATTGTTTTGGATAATGATATTTGGGTATAGAGAGTTAAGGTCAAAAGACATCACCCATTCACTCATTCCTTTTCTCACATCTTTCACATAGCCGCCGGCAATGGCTCTTGCTTTTCCTCGATGTCCTTCCATCTTACCATTCGACCATTCGAAGTTCACCACATCGGCACCATAGATAGGGTAATCAGACGGTTGAAGTTTTAGTAAGGTTGGAACCGTCTTTGATCTCATCAATCTACGATAAATGATTGTATCCCATATACCAACCGTTCCAAGAGTCTGTGCATAATTCACACCACCAAGATAAGCAGTAGTCATCACCAGATTAATCAGACCGAGTTTCTCTTCGAGTCTTTCGATCAATTCGACATCCTTGATATTGTAATCGACATACTTCTGAAAATCTGCATCATACAAATCTCTCAAAGAACCAATCTCACTGTAATCAAGTTTTCGGTCATTCAGAACCACATGTGCGATATGATCCAGTTTGTATGTTTCTTGTGTACCATACGCATACGCAAACTTCTTGAAAAGAGCCATATAGTCAAGGTTTGGAATACCAACGATGTTCAATGTCTTTTGTTCTCTATCGAATACCTTGACAGAGTTTTCATTTATCTGTCCCCAAGGCGAGAATCTTTTCATCACACTATCTCCGAGTATCCTTTGGACACGAGATAGAAGATAGGGTACATCAAAGAATTCAGTATTCCAACCCGTGATCACATCGGGTGTATTCTCTGGGTCAGACCAGTAATCAATGAAGTCAAGTAACATACCCTCTTCATTGTCGAATTGTTTGTATTCTGTTTTGAGTCCGAGTTCCGATTCTTCGGCATCGTAAGGTTTCATACCCCAAACACGATAGAAATCTTCCTTAGATGATTTGTATGCAACAGTTAAGATGCGGTTTGTGGGATTGTCCGAGTCTGGAAAGCCATCACCATATTCGGTCTCAATATCGAAACTACCAATGTTCACAAACTCTTTCTTGAAACGAATCTCGCCAGGAAACTGAGTCTGAATGAAAGATGTTATGTGATTGGAATTACCGAACAGTCGGTAGTCTCGCACGCCAGAATACATCTTCTCATATTCACTAGCCTGTTTAATATCGGGGAAGGTCATCGGAGCCAACTGAGTCCCATCAAGGCTCTTATGTGTTGCTTTGCCGTCTTTGGCTTCGGCATAGTATGTTGGCTTGAATTTGATCTTCTGTTGGATTCTTTTTCCAAGATCATCGTAGCCACGATACATAATAAAGTTACCTCTTTTCGAAATAGATGTGTAAAAGCCTGAAATCATGTATATGATTATATCAAATTATAGCAGTTTGTAAACCCTAAAATGAAAGAAACCCCTCATCAAATAATGATGAGGGGCTTCTGTATTTTATACTATCCGTTACTCACGAACTCATTGAGTTCTCGGGCTTTGGCAATTATATCTCTTTCACTAGGAAACGGCTGAGGCTCATAAGGAACTGGAATCTCAGATTCAGTTTCTAAGGCTCGCTGTGTCTTTGCGTTGTAGTGTTCTTGTAATGCATAATTCTTTGCATTCCATTTTTCATGTAATGAATCCTTTGCCATTTGAAGAATTTCAAGGCGGATTTCATATGGGTTTTTATCACTCATTGTGTGTTTGTGTTTGTGTTTATGTTTTGAAGAGGCTTAAAGTTTGCCTTCTTCGCGAAGTTTTTTTCTTATCTCTGTGCCACTAATGTTATGGATACTGGCTCCAAGATCGTGTTCAGTGAATGTATATCCAACTCCTCGACCATAACTTATATCCGTAATATTAGGTACCACAATGATGTTATATTTATCTTCGTATTTGAATCCTTCTTGATTCAGTCCTTCTCTAATGTTTTTAATTACCTCTTCATAATTAAAGGGGTTATCTCCCCCGTCCTCTGTGTCGCGAACCATTATGGAAACTTGACCAGTGGTGGCTAATGCTTTCTTAAATAAAGCAGTGTGACCCGCATGCCATGGTTGCCAACGACCAAGCATTTGTACAGTGGGTAGATTTGGATTAAACATTTTTCTCTAATAGTTGTAGTTTAATCCTTTCTGCAGTTTCGGGTACCCATTCTTTCACTATGTAATCATAGCTAGTAGGAATCTCAAATATTCTATTTGTATCCTCAAAACGGCCTTCCTTTATTGTATGCATCCAAATGGAGAAGTCAGCACCAAAAGCCTCTCGAGCTTTTTCTGTGGGACAAACAAAATCTGCGAGTGCGATCTTACCAGCCTTTACGACTCCATCTGATAAGTGTCTCATTCGATTTGCTTGTCGAATTCTTCCTTCCATTGAGAAATCCCAATCATTATATTCCTTGCGAATAGCATCAGCATTAAGCCATACTCCATCAATCAGTTTAGAAAGTTCTTCCCCTAAGGTTGACTTTCCGCTACCGGGTAATCCAAATAATAATATTTTCATAATTAGTTAATAGTTAATTCAGGCGAATGACTGCCTGAGCGATGTGTGTCTTGTAATAAAATGATGGGGTGAGATAAGACCCACCCCATCGTTGTTTATTTAGAAGGAGAGAGCTACACCAAAATCGGTGGTTGCTTCCCATTCTCCACCTGTACCAGCGAAAGAATTATCACTGTTCAGATAATTGAATTGTACGAATACGCTAGCGGCACCTAGAGGTGCATCAATACGAGCGTAACCTACTGTATAATCATAATCATCTACTGTTTCAAATGATTGACCATACGCACCTCCAACAGATAATGCAAATACATTATTTGAGTATAGAGCATACTCGGTTGAAATCTCGGCAAGATAACGACTTTCATCATCAACGGTAACCGCAACAACTGAGTCTAAACCTAGGAGATTTACTCCATAAGTCGCACCCAATTCGAAGAGATTATCAACGTTTTCGATAGTCGTAAATTGACCCGAGACACCGAGAGCACCGATTGGTGTGCTCAATACTGTACCAACTGTTGTATACAATTGGTGATCTTCTGTATCTACATATTCAAGGTCGCCAACGAAAGAGAGTCCACCAAAGACTCCCAAGTCAGTTCCCAATTTTACATAACTGGCATCTGCGCCTGTGTATAGACCAGAGTCAATACGTTTTTCGTATTGTCCTACTTCGGCATCAAATTGCCAGGTCTTTGCTACTTCTTGCGCCTCACATTTGGAACCGCAGAAGAAGAATACATAGGCTGCATAGAGCACTGCTGCTCCGGCGACCCACTTAATGATTGTTGTTTTGTTCATTTTATACTTTTGTTTTGTGACATAGATATTCACTACGTCTTTGTTTGTTTTGTTTATTCAGATAGAAACTCAGGATCGGAAGAGCCGACAGGAGTATTGTTTATCTTGAATGTTTTTGGCTTCTTCTCTTCTGGTATATTCTTCTCAAGATGAACTGAGAGAATACCATCTACAAGAGCCACATTTTTCACTTCGATGAATTCACCGAGTGTGAATGCTTTATCGAACTTGCGTGTCGCAATGCCTTTATGAATATATTCTTTATCACCATTTAGATCAACATCCTTGGATGCGATGGTAAGAACATTTTCTTTTTGTTCAACGAATAAATCTTTCTCGTTGAATCCTGCAACCGCGATCGCGATTTCGAATTGGTTATCATCATGCTTCACCACATTGTGGGGCGGATAACCAGATGGTTTATCATTTAATTTTTCGAGTCTATTAAACATAGAATCGAAACCGATTGTCCAGGTTTGCCCTGGCCATGTATATGCGTTTGTCATTTATTGTTTCCTCCGTTAGGCAGGTTATGTGTTGTGAGACCCCGAAGGCATCTCATTCAAAGTAACAGCGTGTTACTTTAAAAGTTTATTTATATCTTTTTTGTATTGCCTATGGAGTATTTTGTTTCTAATGTCCATTCGGCTTTATCTTTGTGTGAAATTATTTTGATGCTTCTTATTGGTGCTACATTTGTTGTTTGATTCTCATCCACAATATTTAATAAGCCCCAATCGCTCAATAGAGTTACAATTGTATTTCTTCTACCTTGATCATTGATTGAGAAGTTAGAAGGTTTACCATCAAGCATAAATAATTCCTTAAAATGTACAATGAAGTATCGCCCTTGTTTGTGTAGAATATGGCAACTCTGAAATAGAGTATTGTGGTTCTTCTTAGAAGAGATACCTATACGAGTGAGTGTTTCTTTTATCTTTAAGAAATCATCGGGTTCAGAAAGTAAGACCTCGACCATATCATTAGGCGACCATTCTATAATTGTTTCATCATTCATAGGTCTATTTATAACTATTAGTTTTTTCGGGTTATGATATCATGTTTTTCATCTATTTCATAATGCTTTCCTGTATTTGGATCAATGAGAGAACAAAGTTTTTTGAATTGTGTTCCAGTAAAGTGTTTGGGTGCCTCGTATTGAATAGTGGAAAAATCACTTTCTGCCGAAATACACCAAGGTAGATATTCTTGTAGTTTATTAAATCTATTAATATTCAGATAATAATCAATAGCAACTTTTACTACATCTGATTCCATATATTCAATTATTTCGTCAACCTTGGGTGTTACAATGTAACCATGTGTACCACAGAATTTATGATTCGATCTAAGTCTACCTAAACCTTTTCTAATATATTCAATGTTTTCTATATCATTTACTGAATCTACATAACCGGGTGCACCTAGATTTACTATCTGTTTAACTCTCTTAATAAGATGATTGGGAAATTTACTTTCAACTATTGCATCATGTTCTAATATAAGAAAAGGTTCATCCATATCAATGCACTTCTTCCATAATAGAAAATGGGAAGCCCAACAAGCAAGCGCTGCAGGATTTTTATCTTTGACCCACCCATCCATTTTGATTCCATGTTTATTAAATATTTGTAAAGGATTGTCTTTTGGTTTTATGGCATTGAATATACTAGCATTATATCCATGTTTCCTAGCGCTGGCAAGTGCTTTTTTTGCTAAGAGTTCGGATTCTTTTATTCCTTTTAATGTTATGACAAATGCTTTCACTTGGTACCTCCTTTAGACATATACTTGCGAAGAGCTTTCATATCGATTAGATCATAGACATCTTCTGCTTTTTCTCGGCTACAAGAGTATGCTTCTTTAATCAATTCAATATCTTTACTATCCTTAGGCTTCTTGGCCCATTTCGAGAATCTGCGCTTTCTTCTTACTGCATGATACAGAAAGTCATAGTGCATCTTCTTTGAGATTTCAAAACGTTCATTCATTTCATTTGCCAACATTACTGTATCGACAAAGTAGGATAGACCACGATTCACCATGAAGGGTGGATACTTGCGATCAACCGAATCTAGATCAGATGCTTCACCTGAATTATCCGCCTTGATATCTGTGAAGAGGTAACTCTTCTTTTCATTAATTGAATTTAGAAAATCAAACGGGGTCATAATTCATCTCTGCTGTATATTTATCTATACCCATTTGCCGAGCTTCGACAACAATATTTTGTATATCAACTGAATCTAATTCACTGATAAGAGACATTATATATGTTGTGGCACCATCAAGACCACCCGAGGCTTCTATCCAAGCATATTTGTATTCATGTGATGCAGTCGCTTCTGTTTGTCTATGAATCCATGTTTCAAGTGCTTGTGCATCATCGGCTGTTTCTGTCAACAGATAGCGAACATAGACTGTATTTCTATCCACATTATTCTGATCACAATAATGCCTTGCGCCGTGTTTACCTTTCGCTGCTCTCATACCATAAGTACGACCTAGTAGATTCTTTTTACTGAGTCCATTATATCCAATCTTCTCATGTACAATAGCATCTCCAATTTCCTCAATGTCTTCATCAAGTGCAAATTGATAAACTCCAACCATTTCTCCACCAAGCGCATACCAAGCTTTACTTTGGGATGTTGGGATTTCCATTACTGGCATCCAGTCAATTACTTTCTTAATTTTGTCTTCCATAATATAATTTAGTTTATTTGAATTGCGCTGTTCCCATAATCTCTGTGAGACAAGCAACCAAGTTTAGTTCACGATCAGCAACAAATGCTGCTTTGTATTGATAATCAGCCAACAGTAAGATTACTGGCGGGATTGATTGAGATTCTAGGATATCATAACTGGTGTCATAGATTCTCCGAAAAACAATAGACGAGTCAATGTCAGAATTAGCAGCTGCCCAAGACCTCATAGAACGGAAATCTTTTTCTTTTAGATGTTTGACCAGTTCATTGATTTCTGATTCGCCAGTAGTAACAATCTCTGGTGTAAGTGTACCAGATGTTGAATATCTCTGACACTCATTGATCACACGTCGCCAGTCTGGCGCATGTTTCATAATCAGATTGGCAATAGCCTGCTTGCTGTATTCTACCTTCTGATTCTCAAGAATGAACTGGAGCCTCTTCATAAAGGTCGCAGCTAGTTTTGGATCGTTGATCTTCACTTCGTTGAAATCGATCACGGTACATCTTGAATGAAGAGGTTCGATAATACGATTCTTGAAATTACAAGTCAGAACAAAGCGACAGTTGCCAGAGAATTCTTCAATGAAACCACGAAGAGCCGGCTGCGTCGATTGAGCATTTAGATAATCGGCTTCATCAAGTATTACCAGTTTGTATTTCTTTTCCATATCAAGCGACATAGAAGAAGCAAACTGTTTGATCTTGTTTCTGAGAATATCAATTCCACTCTCTTCAGAAGCATTGATCAAAAGACAATCAAGTCCCAGTTCATTAGCCAAAGCACGAGCGATAGTTGTCTTTCCTGTACCAGCAGGGCCAGCCAAAATGATGTTTGGTACATCATTGTTCTTCACAAATTCCAAGAAAGTTGTTTTCAACTTAGATGGAAGGACACAATCTTCAATAGTTTGTGGTCGGTATTTTTCTACCCACAATAGGTTTTCTTTCATAATGTAATAATATATTAATTCAAATAGATGTCAATAAAATGGTGGGCGCCAAAATGACACCCACCATAATACTTATACCTCTTCCTTAAAATCGAATTCCAGCTGTTCTGGTATCTTTTCGACTTCTTCGGACTCAGGCTCTGGTTCATCTTCATCTGGCTTATTCGCTTCGATGAATGCATATAATTTATCTCTCAAGATACCAACATCTGTCAGTTCGGTTCCTTTAAAGGCGCCGCGTTCTGAACAGATATCAATTATCTGCAAGGATAAATTTAGATCATTTATATTGATCGATGGTTCATTATTTTCTTCGTCCATATAACTAAGCAATGTTTGTGGATTTATCTAGAGCTATCCAATATTGGACATTCTTTGTTTTGTGTTTCCAGTTGGAAATTAATTTGTTGGTGATGTTCACTTCGTAGTCACCGCCAATAAGTTTAAGATTATCAATGTTGAAACGATAATCAGAATCATTCTCATCGCCACTATAATCTCCGACCTCTAGAGAATAACTATTGGATGATGGATTCTGTGAGCAAAGAACTTTTGCAACAACCTTTCCGCCATCTACCGAAAGAGATAGCGAAGGAGAATCGAGGCTCAGACTTGATGCTGCACGACGAATGGCTTGAATAGATTCATCGGTAAAATTAAATGTCATATCAGCCGCGGGCATATTAATATCCTTTGTCTTCTTTGTCAAAATTTCCTTGTCTGCAAAGTGGTACTTTACACTTGCTGAACCAGATTTAAGAGTAACATGACTATCAAGGAATTCTAGCTCGGGGTCTTCAATAAGACTGTGAGCAGAAAGGAATTCATTTACGTCATAGATACCGAATTCAGAATCAAAGGACTGTTCAATCTGAGCTTCTGCTAAGATGTGTTTTGCCTCTGCCAGTGTTGAAATAGTCGAACCAGGGTTGACTACGATGTTGGGTTGAATGGCACCAAAATTTCTTAGTACCTCTATTGTTTCATTACTTAGTTTCATTGTATATAACTATATCAGGTTATGGTTCTTTGTCAAATCTATTTTGACTTATTTTCGATCATCTTCGCAGCGATCTCATTAAATTCTTTCATCCAACCATCTTCACTTGCTGGTGGACGATCATCTACCCAATTATCTCTTATCATTGAATCACGAAGAACCGCGAGTCCAGTTATAGCATGAGATATGTGATGAATACCAGAATCGGGGTCGATGTCTTCGCCCTCATACCATGCGGCTAAATGTCGCATCGCAGCATCATAATATACAGAGCCTCGAACTCCCGCTTCTCTCCAATTAAAGCGACCATATTTTAGGTCGCCGTGTAGTTTAACAAGTCCTGCTTCCATCAGAACATTCATAGGCATTCCGCTCATGGGTACCTTTTTAATTCCGCAAGAATCTTTTGGGTTAGTTGGTTTTCTTTTCATATAAAATTTGATATAGTGAGGTGGCACCCGTAATGGGCGCCACCTCGATTGATTATGAATTACTATCGTATCCCTCGACAATAAAGTGTTTATGGCACATCGACCTCAGCATTATAGGCTTCGTAGTCAGCAACCGGTTCTTCTTGAGTGAATTCCTCTAGGTTCGCAGATTCATCGATCTTCGTGTAGAGGTCAAGGAAAGCATCCTTAGTCTCACCGTCGAAACGGTTGATGCACATCTCAATCGACTTCATGCGATTGGCGAAAATGGAATGGCTCTTCACAATGTGGCAGAGACGGCGAGTAGAAATCACTTCGTCCACCGCTTCGTCTTCGAATGTTTTACGAATCACATTTGACCAGGCGACAAGCTTGTCGATAAACTCGAGGTCGTTCACCTCATATTTTTCGGCATGCTTGACCAAAATCTTTTTCTCAATGCGAGCGGCAGGATATTCCTGTTCGATTGTGGCGACAAAGCGTTCTAAGAAGGCATCGTCAATGATTGATGCCGCGGTGTAGCGACCGTCATCAGAACCACGACCTTTAGTATTCGCAGTGGCGATCACCGTGAAACCTCTGGCAGGGGTAATGACCTCACCAGTCTTCTTTAGAAGAACAGGATTGCCCTCAAGAACCCCTTGGAGGCACATGATCTTGTTAGTCGAACGGTCGATCTCGTCAACCAGTAGAACGGCTCCACGTTCCATAGCCTTGACTACGGGGCCTTTTTGATAGATTGTCTCACCATTGATGAGTCGAAAACCACCGATAAGATCGTCTTCATCGGTCTCGGGTGAAATCTGAACACGGATGTATTCACGCTTGGCTTTGGCACAAGCTTGTTCCACCATGAATGTTTTACCATTACCGGACATACCCTCAATATATAAGGGGTAGAAAATACCAGCGGCAAGAATATCAGACACAGTCTTGAATTCACCCCATTTGACATATGTAGGGTCGACGGATGGAATGTGAATCTCATCGTCAACAACCGAGGCAACTGTGGTTGCCAGTTTGAAATTCTGAGCAGCAGTTGGAACCGCGGGGGTCGAAACAGGAGTGTCGGCAGTGAGGAATTCACCAGTGACCTCCGAAACAGGAAATGAGTAATAACCTCGAGTCGAGCCTTTCGAGAACATTGTTCGAACCGACTTGTGGACAAGAGATCGTTTCAGTCCGAGACTCTCACCGACATCGACGATGTCACGAATCTTGACTGGGGCTTTAGTGGAATCCATCGCTTGGTGGATGGAGGCGATATTTGTGTTTGTTAGCATATTTTTCATAATCAATCTTATATGTATATTATATCAGGTTTTGGAGATTTGTACAGGATTTTAAGGCTTTGAGTATCAACGGGTTGGGAAATTGGTTTGTATCTTTACCAAAAATTGATAAGTTGTTGATATTCAATGAATTAGACATCCAGTTCACTTCGTGGTTTAAGCAATTTGTTGAGCAAGGCTGGTTAGAAGAACCCGTGTTTGGCGAGCCTTTTGGTTATGGGCACCGAACTGTTTAGCAAGCTTGTTCTGAGCCTTGCGAGAGTTAGCAGCATCTTCGTCGATACTTGTTACAAAGTCATTGTCATTAATTTGGACATCCGAATCTAAGATGTAGTAGGCACCGAAACCACGATTCTCCACACTTGAGAAACCATTCTTGGCATGTAATTTTTTGGCTTTCTTGAGTTTATCCGCTCTAGGAATAAAACGAGAGAGAAGTCGAGTGAGTTGTTTCTTGTGGTTTGGAAGAAAAAAACCAATAGTGGATATACCGGGTAGATCACCAATCATCTCCATCAGATCATTTGTTGACCTGTAACGAGAGATGGTGTGATTCTTACCTCCACATTTGATTTCAATTCTAGAGCGCATCTCATTCCACTCATGGGTCGTATTGATGTTAGAGCTTTCTCCATCTGTCAGAGTAACAAAAGTGGTTTTCTGTATTCCGTTCTTCTTAGCAAAGTCAGTCACAATGGTTGGCATCATAGTCAATACGCTATCCAATGGAGTGCCACCGAGTTGATCGTATTGACCACCACGCCAGTGAGTATTCTGAGTCATCCAAAGGGCTTTGAAAGCCTCTTCATATGTTGTCTTGTTCATCTCACTGGTGATGTGTTCCACAAGAATCACATTGGAAAGGTCAACCTCATTGAATGTCGCCTCTATTTTAGATGGTGATTTGATCGCCCATGTATTGGTGAAAGAATAAACCCGAAAAGGAATTCCTACCTTCTTACAAAAGGTAACCAAGTTGAGAGTCTGATCGATCACATCTTTAAGAACTCCAGCCATTGAGCCAGAATAATCTAATAGAAAAATCATGCCGTGCGATTTAGAATCAGCAAGCTTGGTTTGCGAGAGGAAAAGTTCATCGGTCAACTTGTAGTTGTGCAGCTTGTTCACATCCAATTTACCTGTACGACTTTCTGTGGCACGAGAATATTGATAAGCAGCTTTGCGTTGTTCGAATTCACGAACCAGAGTTCCAACCTTCTTATTAGTTGCCTTACGAAAATTGGTGTATCGAGTGTTCACATCCAATTCAATCGCACTGTCTTCGCCGAAGATTTGAGTGCCGCGGTCTTTACGCAACATATCGTACTTGATGATCGAGTCATAAATGTAGTTTGGACGTGGGAGCATCACCGGTGTGTATTGCCTCTCATCTTGGTCTTCTACGATTTGCTCAAGCTTGTCTTCGAAATCTTTAAGAGTATCAGCGACGAGTTCTTCAGGGACAGATTCACTTGCACCGTCATCAGAAGCAGCTGCGGAAGTCTCTGTTTCATCATTGTCATTTTCAGAACTGATGTCAGAACTCGATGCATCGACATCAGGCATACCTTCATCACCATCATCGTCTGTTTCTTCACCACCATCGGCTTCGGAGCCATCGTCTGTTTCTTCACCACCATCGGAGTCAGAACCATCAGTTTCGGTATCCTCGTCTTGTTCTGAAGGCAAAGGGTTTGAATCTTCGGCTTCTTCAGAAGAGTCATCGTCTTCACTTTGATCTTGTGGTGGCTCTTTATCAAGCATGTCTTTGATCTCTAGGCAAATGTCTAGAACATCGTCGAATGTTTCAGCCTTGAGACACTTCTGGTAGATTGCTTCCTCATCGTCATCCAATGGGATGTATAGATGTGAACCAACTTTGCCTCGCAAATTGAGACGGTCAAGAAAACCACATTCGGGTATGTTCTTTTCCTTGGTACCAAAGAAGTCATCTTCGACCAACTCGGAATAAGCCTTGCGGAATACTCGTGGCAAGCCAGGATAAGTGTCTTGAATCATTCGCTCGATTCTGATGTCTTCGACAATATTGCAGACATCAAATGGAATGTTGCCACACTTGGTATGGAAGTCTTCAATTCCTTTTTCGGGAGTGTAAAGGGCGTGTCCGACCTCGTGTCCGACCAACATATCGTAGACATCCTTGCTCTTGTTTTTCCACATGGGCAAACCAAGGACACGATTCTTAACATCAAACATTGCGGTCTTCATGTTGCCGTGAGTCACAGTAATGTTCTCTTTGGCTAGAAGACGGGCGAGGGTGGATTGGAGTTCGTAATTCATAATTAATCTTATATGTATATTATATCAGGTTTTCGCAAATTGTACAGGACTTTATGTCTTTCACCATCAACGGGTTATGGTCTGTATAATTCATCTCTGCAAAAATTGATAAGTGGTTGATAGTCAACATATTAAAAATCATTGAGTGATGGATTTAACTCTGAGATGAGTTCTCTTTCGCGCTGGTAAGCAGCTTTGCGACCACGGACAACTTCAAGAACCTCATAGTAGATGGTCTCATTTGTCTCACGGATGAAATTGCACATCGTCCAGTCCTTGTTTTCCTTCATGGCACGGGAGATATGTTTCTGAACACGAATCTTAACAGATTTCCAAAATGCTCGACCTTGAGAAACCGTAAGTCCGATATATGTATCGTCACCACCGCTCACACGGTAAAGAACGTAGTTTCTATCTTTTCTTTTCTTTCTCATTATAGGTATATTATATACTATAAATGCCATTTTGTACAGGACTTTAACCCACTGAGTATCAACAGGTTATGAAAGAAAATTAGAGAGAAACCAAAAGTTTACTAGTTGTTCACTATCAATGACTTACGAATACGTTTCAATTCTTCAAGCAAATGAGAGTAATTCTCACTATATTGGAGTTCTATTTGATAGTCTTTAAGAAAATCTCTTTTGAGGACTTTATTAAAGTATGTTTCGAATAACTCCTTTGAGGGCAAGTTATCTTCTTTACCCAACATTGATTGAATCATGTATTCAGTATTATTATATGTGTCCATATATCTCATATACTAAACCTATTACTTTTTTATACCAGAGAAGTTTCTAATCTTCTCAAATTCTATCTTAGCAGGAAATTTACCTTCTAGTAAATCTTGCTTGTGTGATATCACAAATACATTTGAATCATCCCTTAGTGTGAAAAGGATTTTAAGGAGGTTATCAACTCCATCTGCATCCATACTTGAATCAAATGTTTCATCCAATATCAAAAGATTGGTATTGGCTGAGTTCTTCATCTTGGCTATCTGTCGCCAAGCAAAGAGAAGAGCCAAATCAATTCTTTGTTTCTCACCTTCGGAAAATGAATCATAAGAGAAGTCATCTCTATGCCTTGACTTGATTGTCTCATTAAAAGAATCATCGAGGTTGAATGAAACAAAGAAATCTAGCACCTGTAAATATTGATTGATAAGTTTATTCATCACAGGCAGATATTCACGAATGATCTTTGTCTTTATTCCTGTGTCCTTTAATAACTCAAAGATCGCCTCGATGTATGTCTTAACATGATTCTGTGATTGCTGTTTCTTATTCAAATCTATAATAGACTCTTCATCATTCTGCAATTCCTTTTCAGAACCACTTGTATCTACCGAATCAATTGCGTCTGCGGATTCTAATGAATCTACTTGTTCTTGGCAATGTTGAATAGTGCCTTGATTCATACGAATATCTGTACGAAGCTTGTCCAAATTCTTCTTCTTAATATCTAAAGAATCGAGGGTTTTCCGAAGTGAAAAATCGTCCTTTTCTAATGATTCTAGGGTGCCTTGAATAACACTAGCCGATTCTTTTATGCCTGATTTCTTAGATGCTTTTAATTCATCAGAGATAGTCTGATCACAAGTTGGACAGCAGTCGTTATCCTCAAAGAACTTTGATTGCTTCATCAATGATTTTAGATCGTGGTTGCATGTGTTCTTCTCAAAGCCTATGTTCTTTCTTCCCTCTGTCGCTTCTCCTATAAGAGAACTAAGTTCTGGCCACTTTTCATCAAACTCTTCTTGCAATTCTGTGTTTCTCTTTTCAAGAAGTTCTTTCTCATCTTTCAGAGATTTAATCTTCTTTGTATTCTTAACAGAATTCTTCAGATCGATTGCTTTCAATTCATCAATGTGCTTCTTCTTCAATCGTATTGATTCAGTAAGTATACTAACCTCATTAACTGTATTGATTAGATCATTCTTGAGTTTAGAATATCTATCCTTTGTCAGAACATTCATCTTTGTGAATATACCAATATCTAACAG